CCGCGGCCGTCCTGGCACTCGGACAGCTGGACCATCTGGCCGATGGTCATGTCGTCCAGGCTGTCGGGCGTGGCCACCTTTCCCACACGCAGCGGCCGCGTTAGCTTATCCAGCTGCAAGTGCTGCGTGTCATTGCTATGCTCCGCGCGCACTATCCATTCGTAGAACCTCGTACTCTTGTCCATATCATCCCAGTGTGTTATAATGTGCCTTCGCCTTACCTGTACGCCTTGCTCCCAGCCTTGCCAGGCCGAAGTAACGCACCGCATCGATGGCGTGATTGTACTTGTCTATCGGCGTATTGGTCTCCTTGCCGTACTTGTCTACCTTCCACTTGTAGTTGTCGCGTTCCTCGATAAGGCCAACCGAACGCCGCGTAACATTCCACTTATAGCATTTCAGTATGCTAATTCCCGTGCTGATACTGTCCTTGCCCTTCGGTGCAGGCACGACCCACAACCCTAGGTTGTTCAGTTCCGCAATGCTCTTCGGCTCTGCACAGTCCGCCACGATGAGGTCGCGCCGCGTGATGCCGTACTCCTTCGCCTTGTTGGCAATATCGGGGTTTGTCAGCCCACACTCGTAGATAACCTCGTCCGTCCATAGCTCGCCATGCGCAATAACGTTATGCGTTAGCGCGGTCGGGTCATTTGTGAACCCGAAGTCAAGGCCGTAGCCCTCAATCTTCCAGCTGTCACGGCTCGGCATTTCGTCAACAATATTGATGTTCGGAAATATAACGCCCGTGAGCTTACCAGTAAGGCCGCGCGCATACACCTTCCATAATTCGGGGTCTGCGATGCCCTCTATCCGCGCATGCTCGTCTTCGGACAGGAAAGGGTTGCCGCGGTGGTCGCTTATGATGGTCTTAACGCCCTTGCCGCCCCTCACGTCGTTGTGCGCCCAAAATCGGGCGGTCGGGTTGTAGTCGATGTACACGCGCTTACGTGTCCTTATCTGCAATTGCCAATATATGTCGTACGGCACGCCGTTAGCCTCGTTAATGAACAGGTAGTCGCGCTTACCATTCTTGGCATCCTGGGCATCCTTGTATGATTTGAACTCGATTATCGAGCCGTTACTGCATAGCGCGAAGTGGTCGCTCTCGTTTATCTTGAATTGGTTGTAAAGCCATTCACTCTTAGCCAGTATGGTTTTGAAATCGCGCAGCGCACCAACCTTCAAGTTTGGTAAGTCCTGCCCGACAATGGTAATGACACAACCAGCATCTACCAGGGCGTAGTATATAAGCACCTGCACGATGGTATATGTCTTACCGCTGCTGGTGCCGCCCTGATTGATGTACGTGCGTATTCCCTCTTCTGTATTCGCGCGGAACAATTGCCCTATGACCTTGAACGGCATCATAATTCAACGCTCTCCTCGTCCTCTACTGGTGATGCAGCTGCCTCAACAAAGCCGATTTCGATACGCCCCTCCACATCCGCCTTGACATCGACGTATGTCTGGTTGATGGCGCGCCGCTCCTCTTCCGTGGCTATCATACGATACAGGCTTAGCAGTTCTGGAGCTCTGGTACTCTTGCCCAGCTGCTTGCGTATATTCTTTTTCATGCTTATCTTATTGTCTTCGATAAGCTCGAATATACGCTCGTATTCGGGTGAACCCTTCGGCCACCAGCGGTATAGCGTTGCACGCGTGATGCCCAGGCACACGCGCACATCCTCGATGAAGAGAATATCGCCGCTTTTCTTTATCGCGCTGACCGCCTTCCTAAACATGCGCTCCCTATCCTTGTCTGTGTAGTTCATTCTTTTTTGCGTGTTTAAAGTGTCACTTAAAAACCTTTTTTATTCCCTTTCCCCTCTCTTCCTCTGCCCATACCTCAACGCCTTGGCGACGGCTGCCCTTATGTTGGCTACGATGTTGTAAGGTGCATTCTGTTGTGTCTGTCGTGACTGCTGGGGTATGGCTAGTGTTCCTTGGTGTTGGCTAGGGGCTGCATCATTGACCATCTCCTCGTAAGTCCTGTACTTCCCATCGCTGCAGAGGTATCTCCACTGGCCATCACTACACAAGTAGCCTAGCGGCATGTCGTAGAATGGAAGACTTCTAATAGCATTCTTCCGAAGTTTATAATTTTTCGGCAACAGGTCTAAGTCGCATATAAAGGCGGCAATCTTATTCAATTCGTTAAGATTGTCGGTGAATTGTTTTAAACTTTCCGCCAAAATTTTATTTTTATTGTCATCCTGTTTCATGATGTTCTTTCCGCCTTAGTTAAATAATTACGTTTGTAAGTTATTATCGCTTACAAAGTTACGTATTTTAAAGCAGAAAAGCAAGCGTTTCACTTGGTATTTTGACACAAAAAAACGGGAGAGAAAACTCCCTCCCGTTGGTTGTTATTCGCTGTGCCTTGGCATCATCTTGACCGCGGTTCGCGGAATAAGTCTGTAATGTCACATTTTAACGCCTCTGCTATCTCGTACAGGCTGTTAAGTGTCGGGTTCGCGTTTATTCGCGAACTTAGCGCAAAACGGCTGATGCCCAACTTCTGTGCCAGGGCTGTTATGTTCATTCCGCGCTCGTGGGCTGCGCGGACTACGTCTAGCCTTTTCATAACAAACCCTCCTCTTGGATATTCTTGTCCTCCCATTCGCAGTATTGGCAAAACCAGTCGGCGGCAGGGTCGAGGACATTGCTTATTATGGCATCACGGTCTGCGACTACATCCATCGTGGCGCATACGTGCAATATGGCCACCTTATGCTCGATAGCCGCGTATGGGTTGATGTAATCGAACTCACACGTTAACACGTGGGGTTCAATGTACAATACTTCGTCCTTGTCGAGGACTTCTATAACACTCATGGTGCGCGTGTGCAATATGACGTTACGCCCATGTAGTTTGCCGTTTGGCTTGTCGTCGTCGACAAAAGCAAATTCGGGGAGGGATAAGTCCCTTAGTTCTTGTTTCATTGTTTTATAAGTTTTATGTGGGGGGGACTAGCCACCCCCCCCGTTTTTTTTTTTTTAAACCCAAACCCCCCCGACTGCTCGATGTCTTCGAGAACTTCTCCATCCTCGACGTACATAATCTCTAAAAAGGTGCGATGGTGTGAGCACCTATACTCGCTTGTTTCGTTATCATCATCGAAAAAATTAGGGTTTTCTTTTTCGATTTCGGCCATGCTCCTGTTGGCCGTTCTTTCGAGTTCTTGCTTGTAGAATACAAGCGCATCATCCAGGTTGTCAAATTCGGCCGTTGGTTTTCCATTGGTTAGATACGGGGTTAAGCTAACTGTTTCGCTCCACTTTACTAAGTACTTTTTCATATAAATTGCCCGTCATGCCGATAGCGCAGCTTTTATGTTGTTATTAAATCTTTATTATCTTACCACTTCGTAATATACTTCCTCTCCGTCCGTGATGTCGTATATGCTAACTATACCGCCCTTATAGTCGGCGAAGTAACTTTCGTTCGTTCCGTTGTAGGTTTTGATGTAGTCGAGGCAATATTCGTAACTTGCGTTAAAGCCTTTGCTGTCGCTCATTGTGTCATTGTTGAACATTACGTCGAACTTGTTTTTTTTGTTAACTTGCTTTTTCATATCTTTTCGTCGTTGTTTCGGTGTGACCCCCACCTTTTTAATTATTATTTGTTTGTTTGTTTATTTCTTACATTGCAAAGGTACGACAATAATTTGTTTTGTGCAAGGATAATTACACATTTAACATTTAATTAACATTTAAACGGCGTTTTAGGCTGAATAAAACAAAAAACGGGGACACACGGCCTCACGGCCACGCACCCCCTAAAAAGATATGAAATATTTAAAAAGTGATAAGCTATTACTTCCGTCCGAAAAAATAATCGGCGTACAAGTCTTTGAACTTCGATATTGCGCACACCGCCTGCTCGTAACTGGCGAATGCCAAGGTATCGGGAATGGTGTGCGTACCGCTGCACTTGTTCGGCTCGATTATCGTTATATAATTGTCATTATTATAGACCACTAAGTCCGCCTTGTCAAATTGCAGGTTATCTGTTCCTTTCCTCGGATATATATAAGCCGTAGGATAGTAGCGCACGTTATTCTCGCCGAAGTCGGCCTGCCAATCGCCGTTTATTGCGGCGGTAATAATTCGCAGCTTAATGTAGGCCAACACGTCATGGCCGATATTCTCGATAAATTCGTCGTACGCCTCTACCTCATTAAGGTTATACCCCATCATGTCGAGATAAGCCATCCTATATGGATGGTTAGGGTTACGCATGTGCAGCACTTCGAGCGCATCTTCAAACGTATTAATATCCTGCCATACAGAGAAGTCGACCTTAACAAGCTTAAAATCAAACATAGTAAGGCCATTTTCTAATAAGTGATTGAATGCAAGTGCCTGCGCCCTCTGTGGCGTATCGAACAGCCCTAGAACTTTATTATTGGCCGTATCTACTAATCTGTATTTTATTTCCATTTCTATTGCTTTTATAAGTTTATCCAGTAATTGCCGCGGCACGTATCTGCGGCATGAAATCCTCCATCATCTGCAATATCTCGGTGTGCCTGGGGCTATCGCCATTACACACGCCGCGCGACTGCACGACATACCAATTCTTCGTATTGACCTCGATTGTCTCGATACGCTTTCCGCTGTCCGCCTCACGTGCGGACAGGATGAGGCTGTTTGGGTGGCGTTTGGCATCGTAATAGCCCATATCGCACACACAATGGTGCATTGCCTCGCCCTCTTCCATGAACTCGTGTACAGACCGCAGCGGCTCAATGGTAATGCCATTTGTCGACAACGACAGGCCGAAGTACTTGCACATGCGCTTGGCGTAACTTCGCTCAAACGAGTTCAACCCCTTACGTTTTTCCTTTAACTCCCTCTCTTGCCGTACCTTAGCGATACGAGCCATTAAGCGGTCGTGCATCTGCCCCATATCGCTAGGGCATACATACTTCGGGCTGTGCGTGTCAAGTCCCAATTCCCTGCACGCATCCAACGTATCGAACCACAGGCCAGCATCCTGCACGACATAACCATTGCGCGTGCATATCCGTATGGCATGCTGCCAGCTCGTGCGGTCGGCTATCGGGCCGCCACTATTCAGCCAGTGCAGCAGCACAGCGCGCTGTCCACACTTAACCAACTCTTCCACGAATGGGTCGGTAAGCAGTTTCTTAGCCAACACCAACGGGTCGGCACCCCTAGACCGCATTAGCGTAGTCGACATGCCATTGCGCCGCAGTATCGGTGTGAAAGACATGCGCGGATACAGGTAATTACCAGCCAGGGAGTAGACATCTTCAAACACGTACATACCACTACCGCCGCCGTTATGCTGCCTAATGCTCATCGGCTTGTCAAACTTCCAATGGAAGTAATTGACGCCGCGCGCACAGCCGTGGCCGACAATAACCTCCTTGCCATTCTCGGCTATCCAGTTTTGAAAGACTTCCGTAAAGCGGAACCCTGTCTCTTTTGCCACGTCATTCTCACGCTCCGCCTGCATCGTGCGGAATACTTGCCAACCCTTGTACGATTGTACAATTGTACATAGTGCGGCATCTGTTGTCTTAGATAGTTTAGCCACCTGCGATAGGTATAATTCAACGCCACATTTCGGGCATTTTGAGAAGTTTACGCGGCCTAACCTCTTCACCCCGTCCGTCAACAGATGCACATTGCCGCAGCATTGACAGCGTACAAGTCCATCATCATGTGAGTGTGGCGCGCGCTGCATAACGCCGATATTGCGGAATGCCTTACCTTTCGCCCAACGCTTTGCCGCATCGCTTATCGGCGGCAATTCGCTAGACAATGCCAATACCTCGCGATGTATTCTCGTCTTCGGTTTCATCTTCTTTTTCGTTTAGCGGCCGCCAACGGCCATTACAACCCTCTGGGCTGTACTCGCATTCCATGCCGTAGCCCATATTCACGGCATGCGCGCAACTCTCGCACAGCCCGTAATATCTGACATCCATACATCAGCCGAATAAGTCCAATTGCATTGCGTTCTCTTTCTCGCGTTTTTCGCGCAGCTTGGCCAGCCGGTCGGGGCTGGGGCCTTCATGCACCCGATACAGCGCCGGATGCTTGTTGCTCTCCAGGAAGTCGGCCGCACCGGGGTTGGCGGCCAGCATGCATTCCCC